GTAGCGGTTCGACTCAATACATCTACCCTATCCGCTTTAACTCTGACTCAGGCTCGAACTATTCAGCGCATTACATCAATGCAAACGGCTCGACTGTAGCGGCTTCGGGTAATGCAAACATGGCGGGAATTAACTTTTACTTCGACTGGCCAGCAAACATTTCAAATACCTATGGCGTTGCAGTCTTTGACATTCTCGACTATGCAGACACCAACAAATATAAGACAACGCGAAGCCTTAACGGATACGACGCAAACGGCTCAGGACAGGTTGCTTTTAACTCAGGCAACTGGCGTTCAACTTCTGCAATTACTCAGATAGATATTTCATTCAACGCAGATGCGTTCGCGACTGGTTCTTCTATCGCGCTCTACGGAATCAAGGGGTAAATCATGGCGGCAGGTTCAACTTACACCCCGATTGCGACTACTACTCTGGGAAGCGCAAGCAGCACGATTACATTTTCAAGCATTAGCGGAAGTTACACAGACCTCGTACTCATAGCGAATTTAATTCCCGCTTCTTCTGCGCGAGTAAAGCTGCGAGTAAATAGCGATTCAGGTTCTAACTACTCGTACACGATTCTTACTGGCTCAGGCACAGCAGCAAGCTCAGGGCGTGAGTCAAGCATTAGCGAAATTAACTATTACTGGAATGGCTTACCTAGCGGTTGGTCTAACTACATTATTAACTTTCAGAACTACTCTAACGCTGCTACCTATAAAACAATTATTGGACGAGGTAACTCAACGGCTGTTGAAACCTTTGCGAATGTAGGACTTTGGCGTAGCACTTCGGCAATCAACGCAATCGAGTTGCGCTCTAGCGTAGGCACGTTTGACGTTGGAAGTTCATTTACCCTATACGGAATCGCGGCGGCATAATGGCAAATACTTTTGAACTTATCGCTTCTTCTACTGTGGGCTCTGGTGGGGCTTCTTCTATTGACTTTACAAGTATTCCTAGCACGTACACAGACCTTTGCTTGAAGTTATCTTTGCGAGATACAAACGCGGGGGCTGCTATTGACGGCGGTATCCGCCTTAATGGTGCTACAACAAATTACACATGGAGACAATTAAAGGGCAACGGCGCGGCTGCTTCTTCATCGGCAGGAACAACAGATACCTTAATCTATGCTTGGCTTCATGATGGAGCAGGAGCTACTGCTAGCACTTTTGCAAACATAGATGTTTATATTCCTAATTATGCTGCCTCAACTGCTAAATCAGTTTCGTTTGATGGTGTGCAAGAAAACAACGCAACTACGGCTTATGTTGTTTTATCGGCTGGCTTGTGGAATAACACAGCCGCAGTTAATCAAGTGACAATCATTACCTCTGCAACCGCTTTTGCCCAATACTCAACCGCCTACCTATATGGAGTAAAAAATGCCTAACCCAACACGAATCGAAATCAACTGCGAAACAGGCGTTGAGTCAATCATTGAACTCACAGACGCTGAGGTTGCTGAACTTGCTTATCAGGCAGAGTTAGCAGCTGAGAAGAAGGCAGAAGAAGAAGCACAGGCAGAAGCCGCTGCTACTGCTAAGGCTGCGCTTCTTGAAAAGCTAGGGATCACAGCAGACGAAGCGAAGCTATTACTGGCATGAAGCCAGTCCTATGCAAAGCTGGGCAACAACTTCGGGAGCAATTCGATGATAGTTACCCAGATAGAGATCGCACCTCAGACGGCTGGATTGGCGACACTCGTCATTCGGCACGTCCTTCTGACCACAATCCTGATGCAGCGGGTATCGTCCGAGCGATTGATATTGACAGGGATTTATCTGGAAAGGCAAAGCCCGACCTCATGCCTGACATTGCAGATCAGATTCGACTCTGCGCTAAGTCTGGCGATAAGAGAATCTCTTATGTCATCTTCAACGGAAAAATATCTTCTTCCAAGAAGGCTTGGGCTTGGCGTACTTACGATGGGATTAATAAGCACAATCATCATATCCACGTCAGCTTTACTAAAGCGGGCGACACAGACAGTTCGTTCTTTAATATCCCAATGCTAGGAGGCAAATAATGGAAGCAATCATCATCGGTGGACTAGGACTTATGGCTATCCCTGCTATTCGTGCAGCTATCAAGGCTTACCGCGCAAAGAAGGCAATCGCAGACGTAGTAGTCGATGCAGTAGAAGCGGCGGTTGATGCGGTGGACAAGAAGTGACGCAGGAAAGCTTCTTCACTCTTTACTTTGCCAGCCTTGGCATTATCGGAGGCTTGGCTGGGTACGTCATTACTCATTTACTGTCTGAAATTAAGCGACTTAATTCGCGTGTCGATGAGATTTACAACATACTTCTAGATCGATAATAAAGTCATGGCACGCAAGCGACCAGTCATAGACTTAGACACTTACTCAGCTCTTGATGCTTACTGCATTGCGCTGAATGAATACTACAAGTCACTACGCAAAGCAGGATTCACAGAGACTCACGCCTTCTGGATTCTTGCTGACCGCGAGACATTCCCTGACTGGATAATTCCTAACCTTCCCAATCGCATAGATAATATCCCCTATGAAGATGAGGACGACGATTAAAAGAATCGTAATACTTTCGGACTTACAAGTCCCTTTCGAGGACGTACACGTCACTCGCAACATAGCACGATTTCTTAAGACCTTTAAGCCAGACCAGACAGTCACCATTGGTGACGAGATTGACTTCCAGACTATTAGCAAATGGTCAGAGGGAACACCTCAAGCCTATGAGCAGAGCCTAGGTGATGACCGAGACCGCTGCGTTGATCTCTTATGGGAATTAGGCGTAACAGACTGCATCAGGTCTAATCACACAGATCGCCTATATAACGTGATCATGAAGAAGATTCCGTCGTTTCTATCCTTGCCAGAACTGCGCTTTGAGAAGTTTATGAAGTTCGACGAGCTTGGCATTACCTTTCACAAGAACCCTATGGCTATCGCGCCTAACTGGATTGCAGTCCATGGCGACCATACCCCCATCAAGAATCTAGGCGGGCTCTCAGCCCTTGAGGCAGCCCGTAGGCATGGCAAGAACGTCATCTCAGGGCATACTCATAGAGCAGGGCGTAGTGCCTTCTCAGAAGCCTCTGGAGGCCGTTTAGGGCGTGTTTTACATGGAGTTGAGGTAGGAAACCTCATGGACTTCAAACAAGCCTCATACACCAAGGGAACGGCTAATTGGCAACAGGCTTTCGCCATCATGTATGTCAAGGGAAGCAACGTGCAAGTGGACATTATCCACATTGAAAAGAACGGCACGTTCATCGTTCAAGGCAAGGTCTATGGACGGGTTCGCTAGACCAGACTTCGGAGACGAAACTGTGGACGAAATTGTTATCGTTTCGTTATCAAAGAATGGTGGTTGTTTCGCCCGTATGCCCTAAAGTTGGTCTTACCAACAACAGAAGGGCTCAATCATGACAATAGGACAGATCATAGTCTTCGGACTTGTCTGCTTTGCGTTCTGGCTAGGCAATCGCTCTGGCTACGCTAACGGATATGTCGCAGGACGTAAGGCAGTACGCAAGTATTACGAAAAGCAGCTACAGCAGGTGGGTCAATGAATGCTAGAGACTACCTCAACGAAGCGCGAGCTACTATCCAAGACCGAGGACTTGATTATGGTCACCCTTCGGACAATATGTCACGAACCGCCGCATTCTGGAGCGCATACCTCGAAGTGCCGATTGAGCCACATCAGGTGGCAATGTGTATGGCATTGGTCAAAATCGCAAGAAGCATGGAAACTCCAAAGCCAGACAATATCATCGACCTTTGTGGCTACGCGGCAATTTCTGGACAACTAACGGAAGGAAATGATTTATATGTTTAATTTAGATGATTACGAGACAGTTGAAGAACGACTTGTAAAGTATTGGAAGGATCACCCAGATGGGCAAATTCATACGAAGCTCTTGGAATCTAGCGCAGGACGATTTATTGTTGAGGCTAGTATTTACAGAACAGAAGCTGACGCAAGACCTTGGACTACTGGGCTTGCTGAAGAGACAGTTCAAGGTCGAGGGGTTAATGCTACTTCTGCGCTTGAGAATTGCGAAACGTCTGCTATTGGTCGTGCGCTTGCTAACGCTGGATATGCCACTAAAGGTAAACGAGCATCTCGAGAAGAGATGAGCAAGGTTGCTAAGGCAACTGAGGTAAAGGCTAACATCGAGCAGGTAAAGGCTAAGATGGCAGATACATCAAAGGAATATGTACCAGTAGCAAAGGCAGATGATCCATGGACACAATGGGAAGCAGCACCAGTTCAGACTATGGAACAAGCAGTCGAGACAGTCAAAGCTGTCCTTGGTGGCACAGCTCCAGACGAGAGCTGCAAGCATGGTGCGCGTGTATGGAAGACAGGAACTTCTAAAGCAGGTAAGCCTTATGGCATGTGGCGTTGCCCAGCATCAAGCTCTAGGGACATGCCAGGCGGAGAAGTGCCATGTGATCCGATTTGGTACAGCATTGCAGCTGATGGTTCATGGAAGCCGAGGGATAACTAATGGGACACATTCAATTCCTTAACCAAGATGGCGAATGGGAGTCATTCCCTAATGAAGAGCAAGAAGCCAATTTAAGAGAGAACGCAAAGCTGCTTGAAGAACTGGGTTATCAGTTGATTTGTCAGTTGTGCAATAAGTTTCCAACCCGTGAGCAGATTCGTCAACGCTACTTGAAACATGAGTGGACTTGCGAAGCATGCGGGACTGTTAATTCTGCTGGAAGGGCATGACACGTCACAGAAAAGACCGAGGACTGCGAACCGAGCGAGTGGTGGCAGCCTATCTCTCGCAATGGTGGAGAAGCGCAGGAGTAGGTCGAGGGGCTGGAAAAGATATAACCAACGTCCCGTTCGACGTTGAAGTTAAGGCTAGATCGGCGTTCCAGCCGTTAGAGTGGTTGCGCCAAGCGACCAAGAGAGCAGGGGGCAAAGAGCTTCCCTTCGTGGTGTGTCGTATGAATGGTCAAGGCGAAGATGCCGCAGAGTATCTAGCGTTTATGCGATTTGGAGACTTGGTGCAACTACTTCTACCCCTTTATGGGGAAACACAAGCTGATTCTGATAAACTTGAGCCTGAGAGATGCGCACAATGCGGATCGTGGAAGTTGGTCAATGTGCCATGCAGGACGTGTAAGTAATGCCTATCTATGAGTTCGAGTGCAACAACGAGAAGTGCCAATCTAACAGCAGATATGACCAAGAGTTCTCAATAGCAGAGCCACATGATCTCGACTGCCCGTTCTGTGGGGAGTCCATGCGAAAGGTGTATTCAAGTGTCCCAGCAGTTCACTTTAAAGGTTCAGGATTCTATTCAACAGATAAATAGTTATGCACACCTGTGGATAAGTAGGGTACGACACGCACTTAACGCGAGAGTTATCCACATGCTTGACACGTCTGGTACTCTAACGGCTAGAGCCTTCAAGGGCTCAGAGCGAGCCGCTTCGCGGATAGCTCGCTCGGTAGCCATCGTTATTGGGATA